CACCAGAAGACATGACCGAATGCCATTGGTCAAAATCCGTATTACTTAAATCTGGTAATATCCAAAATGAGATAGTCCAATTGTCTGTTGATCCTATTACATCGCTATCAATCTCTTCAGTATATGCCCAACTTTCTCCATCAAACCAAGCAGCTTGACCAGAGATATTATTGTTAAAATCTGAACCAGAGTATGTTATTTCACCTTCTTCAGTCAAGTCTCTTTCGTATGAACTACTGTCTGTTAAGTCTCCCTCAAATTCATAATGTACCAACAAAGACGTATCTACTTCTTCTGCTGGCTCTGTTTCTTCTTCCTCAACAACCTCTTCTTCATCTTCTACTGTATCCTCATCTTCTGTTGTTGTTTCTTCCTCAAACGGATAGTCAGGATTAATTTCAGTATTAATCCAGATTTTAATTTTCTCAGGGCTATCTTTAGTAACTACAAATTCTTCTGAAACTCCATACTGATAGTAAATGTTTGGTTGTTCTTGAGTCCAGTTTAAATACACAACCCACAAAAAAGTATCTATTGGTACAATAACTTCGGCAGTCATATCATTATCCAGTAACAATACATCAACATTTGGTTCTACTGAAACAAGATGATATACTGGAAATAAATCTTCACTAATGGATATTGCTCTTGACGTTCTATCGTTAAACTTGATTCCACTATATGAAATTTTTACTGACGCAGTTTTTCTTTTTAAAGTTCCTTCATCTGATAATGGGCCACAACCTACTAATAATAAAAATATTAGTAGAAGTTTAATCATCGTTTTCGGCCTTAAATAATGGGTCTTCATCTAGATAGTAGATAGTCCTATCATGTGAATACTCTATCGCACCTGTCAATCCAGTAATTCTATCTAGTGAATTTTCTGACCATATACCATACAGATTAGAGTCCATTCCAACTTTGTACATTTTCTGTGTATGTTGTCTTACTTTAGAGCCTTTGATGTGTGTAATTTGTTCCATTTTCTTGAGTCTTGCACTGTATTCTTAATGAGTTGTTTTATCTCTTTTTTAGATGGCATTTCTTGTGGTTCTCTGAGCTTAAAAGCAGAATTGATTTCACGCTCTATCATGTCTTGAAGTTTTCCCCATGAATAATTTTCTCTTTCTGATTTCATAACACATACTCTTGTAACATATTTTTTCTACCATGATATTTGTGTAATCTGTCTAATGTTTCATCTAACTCATGTTGTTCAAGCACAGTAGGATTTTTTATTTTGAGATTTTCTCTTACTATTTTTGTTAATTGTTTTATTTTTTTATCAGTTTCTAGCATGTATTTTTTTATCTCTGTCACTTGGACTGAAGATAATTCTATCCAGAGAGAGGACTTATCTTTTTTCATCTTATTTTTGCTTTTCATATTTTAGTTTTAAACTATCTGTTTTTTCTATCAAAGAATCAGTTGACTCTTGTAGTTCAGAAAATGTTTCAGTTATATTGTCTAAAGTGGCATTTATTTTAATGAAGTCTTGTATTATTTCGTTAGTACTTTGTTTTGTTTGATATACTAATACACAGAGCCAAACACATAATACTAAAACTACGCCAACAAAAAGACCTTTTAGTAAGTCATCATCAGATGTAATATTTTTCTTTTTCAACATTTGTACCTTTATTTTAATTCATTAATTCTATTTTTAATAACAGAAATAGTAGTGTGAAGATGGCCTGTTCCATGCGGTTCTAATCGTGATTCATACACTTCAATTTCATCTTTTAATACAGCTAGTCTAACTTCGTCGCGATCAACTGCACCTATTGTTCCCCAAAGATTATCTAAATTTACAGCACTATTTGCCATATATCCTTCCCTTTGTTCACGTTGTTTTAATGATTCCATCATTCCTTTAGTTTTTTTACCCACGCATCACCATGTGGAATATAGTTACATTTTTTTACCAACTGGTTCATTGTCATCTCAGGCTTCCATCTATAATCACATCTATCTTTGGTATCGTAGCTACAAGATGACAATAATAAAATAAAAATTAATATCCTATTCTGATTTATTATTTTTTTCACTAAATTCTTCTTTTAAAACCCAATAGTATTTACCATAAGGTAAAGGAGATGTTTTACAATAATCATGAATCTGCCCATGATGTTGAAGTTCTCCACCATCTTCAATTAGTTTCATGTATTTTTTTGGACAATCTTCTGGTGCAGTTATTACAATCCACGATACAATAACAACTTGTACCAAAAATAATGTTGTTGTAGTTATCATCCGTATGGTCTTTTTTCTGTATTTTTATGTGGTTTAGTTTCCTCTACACATTGTCTGTAAGGTTTAGAATAATTTTGATTGGATATTCTTGTACCACGTTTAAGAGCAGAATTTTCCCAAAATCCATAACATCCGCCTGTTTGATTTACTGTTTCACATCCTGTAAACATCAATGTAACCATCATTATAGAAATTAATAATAGCCTTTGCATCTATCCCTTTCTGTATGTTTTTTTGTTTTGTATAGTGTCTGGTTGTTCTTAATTTGGGTCTACACAGAAACATATTATAAAAACCATACAGGAACACCAGTAGAGAATAGATAACTATTTTATATAGCTATTATACACTATAGTTTTATAATTGTCAAGTCTTTAAATGGTGTTTAATGTTGTCTAAGTAAAAGTATATTATCCCGAATATGGGTCTAGACAATCTATCATTTTTCTTACGTCTGTTATCTCAGGGAATCTGCCCATGTCCTCTTTGGAAAGAAATAGCTCTCCACTACGAAATATCTCAAACTGGCCTGTTTCACCTTGTTCTATTTCGCAGGTATCCAATACATAATTGTTAATGTGAGCAGACAAACTAACCGCTTCAGAGTAATAATTTTTACAATGTTTTATTACAAACATAATACCCTCCTAATTTAATCTGTATCTTCTATCTACATGCCTAACTTTTTGTTCTATACCATGATCATAGACATAGATATCTCTTATCAATCCTTCTATATTTTCATCCCAATACTTTATGAATTTACCAATTCTTGGAAATTCTGGTGTTATATCTTCTGTCTGCCACACAAATTCATTCAATATATTTTTATAATCTGGCATATAGTAAATTACCTGCACTGATGCTACTGTTCTTTTTTTGATTATTATTGCTGACATACATGATTACCTCTGTATAAGTTTAGGGAAGTCCTCTCCCTTTATATTGAAAAAATGACTCACTATTATAACTTTTATCACAGATATACATATCAAAATGTGGTTTTGTTCCCACTACTAAGTGGTGATACCTACACCCCCATTCTTCCAGTTGATTACGAGTAAGTTCTGTAAAATTAATTTTAGACACGCTCCCTCTAGCAGTCCAGTATGTAATATTGTGTCCTTTTTCATACAAATCATTAATAGTATCTATTCTAGAATAAAGAGGTTTAGCTTCTTTATAATGTATTCCTTGGTCAATATCATGTATATCATTTACATTAAGTGGAGTATCGCATATTGTTCCATCAATATCAACATATATTATTTTTTTTAGTTCCATTTTTAGTTGACATCATCTAGATATTTTAAATCGTTTTGTGCTTCCTCTAACTGTTCATAAACCATTTTTAGGGCTTTCTTTTGTGCTTCTGCATGGTCTTCAATAACTTTTTCAAATGTTGCTATTCTATCCACTATTTGTTGTCTAACCTGTGGATACATACTCTTTGGCAACTTCTCATATTTATTTTCCTGTGGCATTTTCCAATTTCCTTTTATTACTAATTTCTTGTCTTCTTTTAGACAAATTATATAAAGCTACAGATATCTCTTGCAGCGACTTATCATCCATATAGTCTAGATAATTTAAAATTCTCATCTTTCTTGTAGCATTATCAAGTTCTGTCATTCCACACTCCTTTTGGATTATTTTTAGTTTTATGTCTCTCCACTATTAGCCTCCTTGCTGAAGGATTATCCTTATTCCACTTTTTAGATTTGACAATACATCTTTCTCTGTTATTTGTATACCATTCTCTCTGATTTTTCTTTTTACTTTCACTTTCTTTTTGTTGTTTTAAAACCTTCTCTTTATTCTTATGATACCAATCTCTTTTTTGTTTTTTTCTTTTATCACTTGAACTTGATCTCAAGTTCGCCATAGTTGGAATACTTGTAATTCTTTGTGTTTTATCTCCCCATTTCTTTTGATGTTGGTCAATAAGTTCGGAAAGGTCTTTAGCCATGGATTCTCCTACGCAATAGAATCCTTCCAACCATATTTACATATCCAATAAGAATCTACAATATCAGTTGTAGGATTCGTTAGTTTAGTTGATTTGGGTCTAAGAGTTTTTTGAAAGTCTTTTGGTACGTTAGACTCTTCAGAAAATGCATTATACATTAATTCTTTATTTGCATTACCTTTGTCTGTCGCAAATTTCTTAATTACTGTAGGGGGTACAGAGATAAATTCTTGGTTATCTCTGTACATTTTATGTTTGAGTAGACCAGAGTTTTCGGCAACAGAACGCACATGAGATTTACCAGAAGTTGCGAATGCATATCCCTCTATGAATACTTTACTTCCACGAACTATATTCATAGCCCAATCCGAAAGTAAATCATGTCTTTGTTCTTCTGTTTCCCATTCTGGATATGGATCTGCATATATGTTTAAAATCTCATGTTGGGCGGCCCGTTTGAGTCGCTGTGTAGTCTCCAAATAATGTATAGTACACCTATTAAAATCAAACTGTCTATTATCATTTTGTTCTTTCCACACGCATATCGCAGGTGATGTTAGTGAATAGTCAATCCCAGCTATCTTCATCATAATGTTCGCTTTCTGTAGGTTCTTCCATTGGATTACTACAGAAAGGACAAGCCTCGATAGATGGCTTTTCATCTTTCAACATATACTTTATCATATACTCTTCATCGCAGTAATCGCACAGTATTTCATAAAGTATATAGTCATCTTCATTTATCTTAATGTTTATTGACATCCATTTCCTCTAATGTAATTTAAATTGCCTCACCTAAACTTAAAGTTGGTGTAGGTTTTACACCTTTTAGAGCTTGTTTTTTAGCACAAACTTGTGTAGTTACAAAAACATATTGACTAACTTCTGGTGTAATGGTTTTCTGATCATGTAGATTTGCCACAAACCACTCCCATGAATGATCTTTTTCATATTTTGACACAGCACATTTAACTATTTCATACACATCTCTTGGTTGTAATCTCATTTGAATTTGGGGATTTACCGCCATGTTAAAAAAATATCGGGCATACCAATACTCTTTTTCTCCTTTTGGCCAAGGTTTGTGTGTCTTTTTTTCAGCCTGTTTCATTTCTATTTGAGCAGGAACTTTTTCCTCCGCTTGTTCCTGTGTTGGGGCCACATTGATGGTACACCCTATGAATAGTATTGTAAATATGATGATGATTAATGAATTTTTCATCTAGTCCTTTTTTAAATTATTTCACACCCTCCTGCCGTACACGCCAACTCTTGACTTGCAATGGTATAGTCTTGTGATTCGTATTTTGATAGCTCTGCCCAATCCACATTTTTTGGCATCGCTTTTAAGGCTTCTTTGTACTCTTCCTCTGTACAATCTTGATATGGTGCCTGACGATAAACATGTTCACTAAATGGAAGAAATGATATACCACTAATGGAATCAAAATTTTCATACACCCAAGCTGCTACGTCAACCCATTCATCTTCCTTTACGGAAATTGTAACAGATGGTTTATGTTCACACCAACTAGTGGCATACGTTTTCCACAGATTTAATTGTTCCAATGCAGTCATATCCATACGACAAACTGCTCCTTTTGGAGTTTTCATTGGAAACGAAAATACTGTGGTATGTTCTGGTTTTGTTACATCTGCCTCATTTGGAAATCCCATTTCTTGCATGAGTTTACAAAGAGGATCTTTTTTGTCTGCTCTTACTGTTCTAATATAAAAAGGATTATGCCTGGCATGAATACCAGAAGCAGAATCAACAAGCTGAGAAACAGTACCACTAGGTTTGACACAAGTGATGGCCGCACTAGCTGGTATTTCAAGTTTTTCAGACCATTCTTTATTAGTCTCATAGGCGACATCTCTTAGTTCCTCTAATAGTTCTTTTAGTCCGCTTCTTGTTCCATTAGTGATGGGATTATCCATGATTCCTGTGAGGGATACTCCCAATAATCTCTCTTCATCGCAGTTTCTTTTCCATTCTCTTGAGAGGTATTTAAACTCAGTAAGGGTTGATTGAAATGTTCCAAGGATTGTCGCAGATCGTACTTTCTCTTTGAGAGATTCGCGAGTGTCTTCTCGTCTGACAACGATTTCAGATAAGTTGCAAAACTCCCTACTCCGTAAAATGATTTCACTGCACGGATTTGTACCAAAGTCGCTTCGGGGATCTCGTCTAAGTATATTGTTTCCATCTTCATCTTTGTACCTCTCATTTAATTGTTCAACTGTTTTTTTGGCCGACATTCCATTATAAATTCCTCTTTCTCCTGACTTGGAATCATAGAGGGATAACCATTCTCGCATGAAAGTACCAACGTCTGGTTTTTCTTTATAGTTAACTGAGTTGTTTGCGAGGGCTCTTTGTACGTTGCGAGTATACCACTCACCATGCTTGGCGAAACGCATCTCGCGATCATTAAGATTAGACAAGCTAATGAGAGCGCTACGACGCACACCCCCCACAACAACGATTTCTGCTGTTTTGCATACAATATCATGACATTCTATTGGTTTTAATTTTCTTCCTACAGAGCTCTTAAAAGTATTTATTGTAAAAGTAAAAAGATCTGTCAATGGTTGAGGCCCAGATGCCCGACCACCAAAGGTTTTAAGAGGTGCACCAGCTGGTCTTACTTTAGACACATCCCACTTAGGTATATGACCACCATACAATAATGACACTAATTCTTTAAATGCTTTTGCCCATCCTAGTTTTGAATCTGCGACAACAATTACAGAATCGGTATCATATAGTTCTTCTGGAACTGTTGGTAATTGACTTGTATATTCTTCCTCTACAGAAAAACCTACTCCTGTTCCATTCATCAATACATATAAAATTTCATCAAATGATCTTGGACTATCTACTTTAATGTAGGAACAATTGTATCCTGCTACATTTTCTTTCTTGAGAGCGGGCCCTGCAGTCATCAAACACCTCATTGAAGGCATTACATTCAGTTCTTTGACCGCATTTTCTAACTCAGTTCTTTGACCATTTTCAAGTTTAAAACCATGTTTATCTTCTAACCACTCTGTAAAAAAATTAAAATATCGTTCTACTGTTTCATCCCATGTTTCCCTTCTCTTTAAGTCATAATCCCATCTAGCGTATCTGGATAGGTGGATGTACTCTTGATAAGTGGTTGGTAATTTCATTATTCTTCTCCTATTTTTAATTTTTCTAAAAATTCTTTTTGTTCTCTTTTAGAAAGACTGTGCTCAACTACACCAAGGTCTTCCCTTTCAGTCCACGCATGATTATCATCTACATAATTTAAATGTTCTTTAATTATCTCCATCTCTTGTTTTGAGAAAGTTACTGCGTCTTGATTGTAATCTTCAAATGCTTCACAACATATTGGAAAATTGGGTTTAACTAGCTCATACATCGCATCTGCATAGTCTCTAATTTCTCTTTGTGCATGACTATCTGCTCTCAATTTTACGAAATGGAAAAAATTATGCAAGTCAATTTTCCATATACATTCAGTATAATTAGCCACAGGTAAAACTGCCCTGGCTACTTCCCTAGAAAGCTCATTTTCCAATAGAACATGATATGCCATAGCAGCACCATCATAAATTCTATTGAATTCAAACTGTAGTAAACCTTGGCTGTGTTTGAGAGATCCCCCTCTACCTTGGTTATTTGTCGTAGATTGTTTAGCGAGGTAATCACCCTCAGGCAGATAAAATTCATCACTCATTACTGAGTAACGGCCAGAATACTCGTTTAGGTTTGCCGTCCTGTGTCTTACGAGTTGTCTCATAATAAAAATTGGTAACTTCAAATGAAACTTGACTTCGCACATCTCAAAGGGTGAGGTGTGTTTGTGTCTCATTAGGTAACGGATAAGGTTCCGCGTTTGATTTACCTTTCGTGTTCCTTCTCCATAACTAATACGAGCAGAATTTTCTACTTCTTCATCGTTACCCATCACATCTAGAAGTTTTACAAATCCTAGTTGATGGATTTTTTTCATACCTAAACTTTTTTCCAACTGTGCACTTCCCACTCACCCCGCTGACCAGAGTAAGTATTTCTATTTATAATTTCAACTAATCCAGTATCTTTTATACTGGTTAGAACCATGTCGTTTATGTCTTTACAAGTAATTGATTTTGGCCAGACAACTACTTTCCATCCGTCTTGTAAAGACTTCATCATACTTCTACAGATTTGAAAATTTCTTGGTTCATTATCAAATATAAGTGTGGTCTTATCTTTATTAAGGATACTTAAATCAGACATATCCGCACCAGCCATTGCAAGACAATTTGGTAAGAATAGAGAGTCAATTGGCCCTTCTACCAAGTATGTATGTTGGTCTGAATTCCACCTTTCAAGTCCAAAAACTTTTGGTGAATTCTCATGAACTTTAACTGTTACATATCTAATTTTAGAGTCTTGAAGGGCCCGCCCTTGTGCTCCGATAAGTTGGTTATCTTTATCAAAAAAGGGTATCACTAGTCTTGGTTCTTTACTCATCAAATTTGAGTAGTCTATTTGACATACTGAAAGGGCCCAGTCCTTGAAATCTTCTGCATAGAAGATTTTATTCATAAAATGTTGAGGTATTTTTCTACCCTTGTAATAAACTTTTGCATAGTGTTCTTTTGGTAAAGACTCTATGGATGGTAAATCAATACTAAGTTTCTTTGGTTTGAATTTTGGTGCTTCAAATTTAAACTCTGGTGCTTTAGATTTTCTTTTACCAGTTTCACCCGCTCGGTATCTCTCCATGATGTATTGTTTATGAAGATATGGGTCAAGGTCTTTGATGAGATTGCCTACAGACTGACCTACACCACAATTATGACATTTGAAGAAAAGGTCTGTCTTTTTACGATAAACATAACCTCTTGCTTTTGATTTGGATTTGTGGGAATCTCCGCATTGAGGACAACGAAAGTTCCAGAGATAGTCTCTAACTTTCTTGAATCTTTCTAATCGCGGAGAAAGAAGACTCAGATATTTTGTATCAGTAATAATACTCATGATGTAGAAGAGATGAAGTTGTCAGTCAATATAATAATTATAACATACTTTTAGGATTTGTCAACCCCTTCTGTTGATTGCATGTTGATTTTTTATCCAAGCATTTGCTGCTCGTGAGGATGGTTTTTGTTTGATTAATTTTCCAATTTCTACGAATACTTGAGTAAAAATATCTTCACCCGCAGAATTGTTATCTACTACAAGAAAGTTTCCTCTACCAAAATAAGATTGAAATTTACCTACATTTTCTTGGACTGCATTCCACATTTTAGTTACTTCACTTTTCTCTAATTGTCTAGCCCTCATTTCATTTCTTTGTTGAGCAACTTCAAGTGATGTATTGACAAATACCATATAAGTATCATAACCAATCTTTCTAAGAGCATCAGATGATTTCTTTATCTTATTATAATCTTTACCAGTTCCATCAATGAGTAGTCCAAGACGGCCTTCAATGAACCCTGCTTGTTGTCTAGAGACAATCTTTTTGGCTCTATCTCTTATTGCTTGACCTTCATCTGAGTAGATATCCTTTGCTGTAGTTGCTTTACCAGCATCTTTCAACATTTTGGTAAACAATGGATCTGAATCAACTATCTTCAATCCATAAGGATTACTCTTCCCTACACCAGATGCAGAAGCGACATAAGATTTACCAGAGCCTGGGCCACCAGCAGTGAAGAATGCTTTGAATATGCCAGGGTCATTAACACCCTCATATAATTTTATGAAGTCTTGGAATGTTATCATTATGCTTTCCCTTTCGCCTTAGCAGCTTTGACAATAGCAATCAACTCAGTATCCATTGGTTTATTTATTGCTATCTCATATTCTCTCTTAAATTGTGCATCAGCCATTCGTTTATCTTTCATCCTTAATTGTAGTTCTTTGCGTCCAGTAACAGGATGTTGTGGAGAACGTACCGCTCGTGTATGATAAAAACTTGATGGATTCATAAGATAATCATTAAATTTATATACATCATCAAACCATGCACCCCCTGTATACTCAGGATATTTTTCATAATAAGCTGGGGATACATCCTTTATGAAACCCGATGATTCAGTTAGATGTTCTTGAAAAGTTTTCATTTGTTTCTTTCCTTTGTTATTTTTTTCATCTTTTCTATGTACTTCCTATACACGTTGGCAGGGCCAGTTTTACCCATAACTCTTGCTCGTTGTTCCATCGCTATTGCAGCTTGTATTTTGTGTGCATGAGTTTTCCCTGAGTTTTCTATCTTTTTAACAGACTTTTCAGCATCTTCTGTAGTTGCAAACTTGAGTCCATGTATCGTACCTTTTGGATTCTCATCCGTATAAAGGTCTGAGTGTTTGTCACTCCCAGCTGGTTGACCTTTCTTTCTTGGTATTCTGGGCCCTTCTTCTAAATGTTGTTTAAAGGATTTCATTTTTCAGAGTAAATTGAGGTTATTGGTTGTGTTTTGAGCCAATTTGTTCTATCCTTAAAGATTGTAAGAATATCTTTTGCGATATTCTTTTTAGTTGCTTTCTTGTATCCTTTAGTACCCGGCGTAGAATTTATCTCTATAAAAATAGGACTATCTTTCTCTCTATCTTTTGCAGGAATAAAATCCACTCCAACCCATAATCCATCAACTGCTTTGGCTGCCTTTTCAACATGATCTTGTTCTAATTTTGTCAAAGTAAGTATTTCTGGTACTGAACCAAGTGATACATTACTTCTAAAGTCTTTCTTAACGATAGGTCTTTTTATAGCACCATAAAATTTTCCAGCGATGACATGAGCTCTCACATCATATTCCGCTACAATAAAGTCCTGTAGTAGTACACCCATATTTGGGTCTAACTTATACAATAATTGAGTTGTGGCAGATAGTGACTCTTCTGATTCAATTTTAACTACACCAACTCCTAATGAACCAGTTATTGTTTTCAAGATTACAGGATATTTTGAACCCAATCTATCAAATGCATCCAGTGCTCTATCTTGGTGATGTATCAAAACTGTCTTTGGTTGATTTAAACCAGTTTCAGCTAAAATTAAACTTGTGCGATACTTATCAGAAGTTGATTCCATACAGAGTCTATTGTTGATGCAACAAACACCACCTCTTTCAAGTTGTGTCAATAAATCCATCCAAGACTTTTTTCTTGTAATAGGAGCCCTGACAAAAACTATAGTATTTTCATCAACTAGAAAACCTTTATCATCATCTATACCATGTATGAATCTCTTACCATCTGAATCAAGTTCTGAGTAAGCTCCACTAACATCAACCTTATATCCTTTTAATCCTAATTTCTCACCCTCAGTAATAAAGTCATCAGCAGTTGCCTCTGGATCATCTGGATCGTCTGGATCATCAAACCACAAATATACAAACCGATATGATGTTTCTTTTATCTGTTCCTGTAGATGTGCACCAAATGTTTTCATTATAATTCCAATCTAGGGCTACGAGTTTTGAAATCTTTTTTCCTCATTATGGTCTTTATCACAAATTCTGGTGATTTACTTCTAGTGGTATTTAGAACTGCGGCGATGTTAATATCTGTTCTTGGATCATATATAACTGCCTGTTGGTCTTTACTTCCTGTTACTGGATCTACTGTCTTTAAAATAGTATCTGTGAACTTTTGACTTTTCCATTTCTTTGCAGCTCGTTTGAAGACTCCAATAAGTTCTGCTGAACTAATTGGTTTAACATTTCTGGTATCGTCTTTTCTTGTCTGAAAGTGTCTTGTCTGTAAATCCACCGACATACCCAATGGAGAAAATTGTTTATTAACAGCTTTCTTAGTGTTACTAAGTTGCTCTGGTGTAAAGTTTTCATCTAGGTAAAAAAATTCTTCAACTTTAAGTCTACTCTTCTCTGCTCTTCCACGATTTATAGACTCATCTTCAAATCCTACAATTTTACCATTTCTATGAGACGCGTCTTTACCATCACCATTTCCATAAGTACCTTTTCTTCTGTTGTACCGATTCAACTCTGCACGATACTTCTTGCTTTTCCTTGAAGATTGAAATTTTTTGTACTCATTCTTATAATCTCTTTCCTCTACCATTGCTACTGAATCTTTGGGATTACCAGTAAGATTTGCAAGGGATATGTGATACACTCTTCCAGAATCGTATGTACCTTGTAAAGAGTCCATTACATATTCTTTCCAATCTTGTTGATTTTTCAACTTGACATACCAAGATTTAGAACCACCCCTTTCCATTACTTTTGCGATTGGGTCTATGTCTATAGAAAACTCTGGTTCATCAAAGTCTTTAGCTTTAATTCTACTTCTGAGTTTTTGCCATCCACTTCCAGATGCAAGGGTTATGTGTAAATCACTATCTGATATTGCTACTGCATCTGGATTTTTGGATAAAATTTGAGCTCTAACCATCTTGAGTTTTTTTAATAATGAACCCTCCACTTTCCATTTTAGAATTGATTCTACTCTTATCATAAATACTTTCGGCATGAAAGACTGTCAGGGGTGTACCTTTGGGAAGTACGCCCCATCCCTTCTAGGTTTTTTGTTACTATTATGTTTTTCATTTCCAGTTTTCTTTTACCCACAAATCATCTACTTCATGTGGTTTTGGTGTTCCATGAAAAACTACAATTTTCGCATTCATATCATATCCACAAGTATAACTTTGTAACCAATCAGAAGGATAATAAGTTATATCCACATTGTGTTCTTTTAATTGTTTCGTAGTCCATTCTTGATCTCCCCTATAAACTGCAGGTGGAAAAGAATTTAAATCGTGATATAAATTTTTCTTTCCATTTAATGTTTTATCAAAATATTCTTCTGCAGTAAATCTAGTTCTCAATGCTTCAAACCAGTTATCAATGATATAAGAGTGTTCACCTGCATTAAATCTCATACATGATGCGTTTATACAATCAACCTTCCAATCTTTGATACCAACAAACTCGGCATCTGGTTCAAATAAAAATAAATCATCTATTGAATTATTAATCACCACATCTAAATCAAGAAAAAGAATTTGACCAGTTATATCATGTAACTCTTTTTCAAATAACTCAAACTTTGTATAACTATCTTTTAATTCTTTCCTTAATAGTGGTCTAGTTTCAATCTCTTCATTTAATCCAGTTGGTTCTTCTGTTAAACATACAAACCTATGCGGTAAAGTTAAGTGTCTTTCAACCATACTGTATAGTTTGTTCACATAACCAGCAGAGAATTTAGTTCCCCACTTTACACATAATATATTTTTCACAAAGTCAATCCTGTAGTGGTTGAAAGATAATTCTTTTCTGATTGATCATTAGGATCATCTTGTGCTATAACTTTGTCTATTGAAATTGTTATCTTTAAAGATTTTCCTGCAGTAAACCAAGGTAACAATGTCCGCGCCATTTTACCCACTTGATTAGTGGTAAGTGAGAGAGATAACATGGGCTTTTCTAAAATTAAATTATCATTTTCTTTTGTCACTTTTGCTATTATTTCTTCACCTGTAGTTAGTTTCAAAACTTTTATTTCATTTTTCATAATTATAATTGCTCCTTCAATGTTGTTACATATTTTAATATTGAATGATCTAAACCATCTGTTTCAGATATTAAACCATTATCGTTATCTGGCCCCCAATCCAAAGTTTGACTATCTACAAAAATACCTGTGTGAAGATAAGGATAAGTAGGGCTAAAAGTGATAGGGTCACTCCTACGAACCACACGCCAATGAGTGGGTTGTCCACCAGACAAAACTTGAGAAGATACTTTTGGTGATCCGTAAGAGAAAATTTGAACATTGTAACCTCTCCTGTGTAACCACATTCCTATAATCTGAGCAATGGCTCCACCTAAACTGTGACCAGTAACGTGTACTGTATGTTCTAGTTGATAATATTTGTCAACTTCTTGAATAATTGTTGTAGATGCATCTCTAAATCCCTTATGAAGATATATGTCTAATACATCATCTTTTATCATTCTTATATCAATATCTGATAATACATTTGCTGTGTTATCAGTTCCCCTAATGACAATAATCGTTATTCCACCATTAGTTTTTACTTCATAAGAAAGATTGTTTACTTCTGTTCCACCATTATCATAAATTGATTCACAATATTCTGCGTGTTCAACAAGTGCTTCTACTGTAACTGGTAGATTTGATTTATCACCACTTGTCGCACCTACTTCCTCAGCACTTTTCGCACATCCACTAAGTAGTAGAATCACTCCTACTATTATGAGCTTCCAGTTCTTCTTTTTTCTTCCAAGCAGTCGCACCTAGTATGGCTCCGAATGATAAGTGAAACATAGCACCTCCTTCTAATGTAAGAGGCATCCATCTACTCGCATCACATACCAAACCTTTGGCAACCATCATGTTACAATAACTATCCATTTTTATATTCCAGACTACTGGCCCTATGAAGAAATCACAGAGACAAATGAAAAGATAAACAAGTCCTGCCCAATCTCTCCAATGTCTGTTAATCGTTTTGTTTATACTCATAAAATATTTTGTATTATAAAAACTGCAATTGCACCAGACATTCCCCAAAGAAAACTCATATAAGACCATTTGAGAAATTTGTATTTACTGAGAGCAAGAACTTTTCCTTGTCCGTAAATATCTCCAGCCATTGCATCATAAATTTTATCATCAGTCATTAAAGTATCTACATAATCTTCCTTATACTCTTCTATTGGAAGATGTGCAAAATGTCCAAAAAATAAAGGATTAAATAGTGGTGATTTTCTATCTATCTCCTGTGTACCTTTTATTTTTGGGTAAGTTGTACTAGGTATAATTGCAAATATTGCAAATAATAAAGAGAAAAAACTACCAACTGCAAATGTTAATAGTGGATATTTCATCACTTCATTATCTAAGTTTGCAATAGTTATCGAAAATACAATAGATGCAACAGTAATCATAATGTTAGCCTTTGCATCTGCCATCAATCCTAATCTCATTTGGTTACCATGATTGACTCGTAAGATGTTATCTACAGCAGTACGATTCTCTGGTACTTTATCGAAAGGATTTATACCATTTCCTTTTGAGTATCTTGTAACGTGTGACATATTTCCTCATTTGAGTGGTGGTGCATATAATAATCCTCCATGGCTGTACAATCGGTTCAATCCTCTTTCTAATCCTAATTTTTTCTTAATGTTACGATCAAATATTTCTTTATAATTTCCTACTTGTTTTATTATATCATAAGACCATGTTGCAGTCAACCCCATTTTAGTACCAAGATTAGGATGATCAGCTCCATTTTTTTCTCCCATAAATCTTTGAATGTTTGGGTTTATGTGGTTCTTGAATGTATCAATGTTCTTTGAGTTAATTCCCATTTCTTCTGCAATAAAAAGAACATACACAGTCCATCTTACTATATCAGACCACTTTTGATCACCATATTTGACTACTGGCCCTAAAGGTTCTTTAGAAATTATTTCTGGTAATATTATGTGTAGCTCAGGATTGTCAAACCCTAACCGATTTGAGGCCAATCCAGACCTATCTGTACCATACATATCACAATCACCCCTAAGATATACATCTTTTGTTTTTTCATTGACTGAAACAGCAATTGGAATATACTTTATTTCGTGTAGTTCCATAAAGTCTGCGATATTTTTAGCAGCAGTACCAGAACCTTTGAAACATATTTTAGCACCATGCATTTGTTTTGCAGAGGATACACCTAGTGTTCTTTTAGTGATAAATCCTTGACCATCATAGTATGTTGTTGGTAAAAATTCAAAGTTCTTTAGTACGTTTCTTGTAAATGTGTATGTTGTTGCAGCGGACAACATATCAATAGTACCATCTTTTAAAGTTGTAAATCTAGTAACACCATTTATTATTTCATATTCCACAGCATCCGAATCTCCAAATACTGCCGCAGCTACTGCTCTACATATGTCAACATCAAAACCTTTCCATGCAAGATTTTCACCATCATATGCCTCTTCGGAAAAGCCAGGAAATTCATCATTAGTTCCACAAATGATATAACCTCTTTTTATTATTCTATCAAATGTAGTTCCGTATGTTGGATTATATTCTTCTAATTCTCCTGTATCTCTCAGTTTTATAGCTTTAAGTTTTTCTAACTGCTGTACCAATTTGTTAATGTTATCGTCAATGCGTTCACTAGGTGGACTTCCTTGAACTGGATTATTGATAATCATCATCCAAAATATCCACAAGAAACAAATAATAAATTTACCACTTATCATCATTTCAAAGTCCTGTAAACATCCATTAATTCTTCATCTGGTATAGGAGTGGTCATAGTGTAATATCTGGCATGTCCTACTCTCATGAATGCTTTAATATCAGAAAAACTTGGATATTTTGTTTGCAGATTGTGAAGTAGATGGTCAGGGTCTAAGTGACAAGTTGCACATTGATTATCTCTTGCAAAAACTCTTGTAGATATTTTAAATCTTTCACTTTGAACTAATACAGCCGAAAGGTCTTTTTCCATCCATGTTATTCTTTCATCCATATCTGGAATAACTAGAAAAATTAAATATATAAGAAGTCCGATAATAACATAGATGAAAGATTTACTTGCAACTATTTGGTCTTTAGCTGCAAGTTCCATTTGTTGAACTTCTTCTACTTTTTTGTCTATTTCTTCAATGTCATGTTGTAGTATTTTTGTGTCTTTTCCGTTTGCTGTGGTTTTATCTTGTTCTGCCATAATCTATTTTCCTTTTCCAACTTGGTTCAACTTTTTAGTTATTTGTTGTTGAAACCATTTCAATACAATGGGAATACTTACATTAGAAGTAAGTCCAAATAAAAAACCAACAGGATATCGGTAAGAAGCATAAGGTGCTAATTGTGGAATATTTGTAAATACTATTGAAATTAATAAATATCCTGTTAAAGACATTCCCATATTGATTAAAAGATCAAATCCTATCAACCAACCATGCCCTTCATATTTTTCTTTATTGTCTGTTCTGTAATTAAATAGAAAAAGCCAAAATGATGCAAATAATATAATTGCCATCATTATCAGCTCATCTATTTCAAAAAGTTGATCCATACTTTATTTGCTTTCATTAAAATTAGGGGAATCCAATCTTCTTCAAATCATTTATGGTAGAAGCGGCATCAGTATGAAGTATTCCTATACCTCCGGCAGATTCCCATTCTTTGATATTACCTATGTGGTCATCTATCAGTATATTGGGTCTTTTGTCTCTACCATCCATAGCAAAGTTTTTCTTGTTTTTTCTTAGTACTATTTTCATTCTACTTGATGGAAGTTTGAAATTTTTCATCATCCATCTTGTTTTATCTTTCCAAGCTCTTTTAGCAATTGGGCCTCTTGACTCTCTTGGAACTGCTGTAAGCATAAATGGTTGGAACTGTTTTATATATCCCCACAAAACATCAGCATCTGGCATCTTTGGGAGTTGTAGAAATAAATCTACTGGTAAATCTTGCCAGAGTTCATCTTTAAATTTTGTTCCAAGATAATTAGAGGTAAATTTTACAAAATC